AGAAAGGAGGGAAGGCGTGACCGATATCCAACTATTGACCCTGGCGCTGGCGGTCATCGTGCCGCTGAGTCTGCCGATCTACTCGAACTCGCGCATCGGCGATGTGCGGGCGAGTGTCGGCGAAGCGAAGGATACGCTGCGCGCCGAGATGCGCGCCCAATTTCAGGAGTTGCTCCGCATCGTCGAGCGCAACCATTCCGAGGTCATGGCTAAACTGGCAGACCTCGAGAGGAGAATGGTGCAATGAGTATAACGAAAGGAGTGAAGGCGTGACGCAACAATGGAGGAAGGAAGTCGAGGACGCTATGGCGGTGATGGGTGGCCTGCAGGCGCGCCAGGGGCGCGTGCTCAAGGATCACTCGGAATGGCTGCAGTCGCACGACCTCGCGATGCGCCAGCACCAGGAGGCGATGGCGTTACTCGATTCGCGCATAGACAAGCTGGTGAGTTCCATGGGGGAATTTATCCGGCTGGTGAAGGAGGCGGGGAAGTGAGTACGTTACTCGAAAACCTGGACATGCAGATCGACGTGTGGAACGTGGAGATCGCAAGCCTGCAGGCGCGCATGGCGCAGGCCGTGGCGTTCCGCGCATCGCTCGACGGTCAGAGCCGCCTCGCGACGGTGGGCGCGTCAGACTGGCAGGTGTCGGGCCAGGCGAAAGGCAGCCGGAAGCAGAAGCGCAGCGGGCCACGGGCGCCATCGCTCGAAGAGATCGCGAACGCGAACGAGTCGATCAAGGATCACGGTGTCTCTATTGCGCGCGTGCTCGGAAACTTCAGCACGGGCGAGTTTGTCGCGGCCATGATGGACCGGGGCGTCGTCGAGCGCAAGCAGCAAGCCTACAGTGCGAATAGGGCGATGTTGACGCAGGGCATCACCCGGCGGCTTGCCAGCGGGCGCTACCGCTTCGTTAAGGCGAAGGCCGACGAAATCGAGAAGGCCGCCGCGGCGGGCGCCTAAGCGGCCAGCAGGCGCGCGACGGTAGACTTGCCCACACCGAGGACGCGGCCGATCTCGCGCACCGAACTACCGGCGCGTTTGAGCGCGCGCGCGCGGTCCCGGTCGAAGACCTTCAGGTGGCGGCCCAACTGCACGCGGCTACGCTTGGCCTTGGCGATGCCGGCGAGGCATCTCTCCCGCGTGATATCGCGTTCGAACTCGGCGAAGACGGCAAGTATGCCGATCATGAAGCGCGCCATGGGGTTCGTTTGATCGGTGTCCAGGTTCTGGGTGATGGACAGCCAGCGGACGCCCAGCGATGCCAGCGTCGAAACGCTAGTCACGAAGTTGCCCAGGTTGCGGGCCCAGCGGTCCAGCTTCCACACCAGCACGGCGTCGAACTTGCGCGTCGCGGCCTCGTGCATCAAGTGGTCGAGCTGCGGGCGCGAGGCTTTGATGCCGGATGCGGTGTCCACATACTCCGCGACAATCTCCCAGCCACGCCGCTGGCAGTACTCGCGGAGATCGGTCAATTGCATCTCACAGTTTTGATCGTCAGTCGAAACACGCGCGTAGATCGCCGCGCGCACAGGTTTATCGGTCGTCATAAAGTGGGTTATTGGCAAGCCCACGCGACTTACTGCGTGGCGTGCTGTGCATCCGCGATGGCGGTTTGCAGCTCCGGAGCCCAGCGGCGTTCGAACGCTTCAAACTCCGCGGGCGAGCGGTGATTCAGGGTGGTGATCTTCTTCGCCAGGTCGGGCAGCCATGCCTGTTTCTCGGCGGGCGTGGCGACTGAGTACACCTCGATAGCTTGCTCGGCGGTGAGTCTCTCGAAATGCTGTACGTCGGCGTCTTTCGAGGCATCGCGAATGACGTCTCTCAGATCCTTTTCGGTAAGTGTTCCATTTTGGAACAGCTCTTGTGCCCGCGATCCTACACGCGGATCGCCTTCTCGCGCGAGGCGAGTCAGTTCACCTTTGGCGCGCGATCGCGCGGCCTGTTCCGGCGTGCGCGCGGCGCCGCCGTGGCCTTCGTCGGCAATCTCCGACATGCGCCGTTCGGCGTCAGTCTGAGTGAGGTAACTCGGCGCGCGGGTGATACCGGCCTGAGGCGCGAGCTGCATGGCGAGTGAGTCGCCGGCATCGCGCGAGCGCAGCGTGTTACTCACGGCGTAAGGCTCGAAGGTTCCAAGCTGGTGCTTCGCCAGCGCGACGGCCTTCGTCACCAGCGGGTCTTTCGGATTATAGATTTCCGTGCCGTCGTAACCTTCGTTGCGCATGCCTTCGACGGCCGTGCGCAGCCATGGGTGGATCTTGTTCACCGCGGCCTGGCCGGGACGCTCGGCCCAATGAATGACGTCCTTCATGTAAGTCGGGAGCGATATACGGCGCGTGCGCGAGGCGTCGGTCGGAGGCGCGAAATAGTCGCGCCAGTCCTTCGGTCCCTCGCCGGTGTTGAGGTAAGTGGTCACTGCGCCCACCATGCCGGTGAGTATCGGAAGCGCCAGCACGTAAGCCATGCGCGGCGTCACTTCCGGCGGCAGCACGTAGGGCTTGCCGGTGGCTGGTGGCTCGTGGCTGGTGGCTGGTGGATTAGTTCCGCCGCCTGCGGGAGTTGCGCCGTCTTCGTCGTCGTCGTCGGGCGGCTTGCCCTGCCCGCCGATCTTCGCGGCGCCGTAGCGCGCGGCCTGTATGGCGAATTTTCCATAATCGCCCAGGCCGCCCAGGATCTCGCGGAACGTCCCGAGATTCCAGCCTACGGATTGGACGGAGATCATGGCGAGGTCTTTGGCCATCTTATCCCAGAACAGATTGTCATAGACCATCTGGCCGAAACGGTTGTCGATGGAGTCCCAGGCCTGCGCGAACCTGCGGCGCATTTCTTCCTTGCTGGCGTCGGGATACTGCTGCATGATGCGCTCGGCCATCGCGGCGAACGCGCCGACTTTCTGGCGCGGCACAAGCCACTCCATGACCGGCCACGAGGCGGCCTCGGCGATGGCTCCGATGTTGCGCGGGCCGTGCAGCGGGTTGGCGATCTGAAACAGCTTGCCCGCGGTACCGGACTTCGCCCAAGCGTCGGAGAACCGCTGGCGGAAGCGCGTCCGATACTGTTCGTCCATCTTGATGCGCCCGCCGCCCTGAGTGAGCGCGTCGACGAAACGCAGCATGGCGGGATCGGCGCCGGCCGGTTCGAGGTAGGCGTGAATGATCTTGTCGCCGGTGACCACGTTCGACACGGCGGAAACCGGAACCTTCAGCGCGTTGGCGATCGCCAGTTCGCCTTGACCGGCCGCCGCCGCTTCGATGGCTACCGAGAGACGCGAGACCATGGCCTCGCCCGCGGTGAACCCGGCGTGATAGCCGCTGAAGCCCAGCGCGAATTGCAGGGTGGCATTGGCGAACCCACGCAGGCCGCGATACCACGCCTTGCGGGAGAGTCCGGGGGAGAGGTAATTCTTGGCGACGACGGCCGCGCCGGCGGGAACGTACCAGTAGCCGCGAATCAGCAGGCCGCCGGTGTCGATCTCGTTGCGCAGCATCTCCAGCTTCATGCCGTATTCCAGCCGGCCGAGTTCGGCCAGCTCCGGACGCGCCGCGACAAAGCGGCTGAAGAAGCGGAAGCTGTTGGGGGCGATGCGCTCGAAGCGCTTGCGGTTGTGGACCCAGGCCGCCACCATGTTGGCGATCTTCTCGTGGCCGTTGCGCACGTACTTGTGATAGCTGCCGCGGTCGTTCGGATCGTCCTTCCGTTCGTCGGCCAGTTGGCGCAGTTCCTCGCGGTACGGCTTCACATTTACTAACTGACTGGCTAAGTGGTACCGTTCGTCTAGGATGTGACCTAACTCATGGATCAGGATCGATTCAGGGCCTCCAAAGCGCGTGGTGATGTGTTTGTCGCCCACGGCGTAGCCCCACCTGGTTCCGCCGATCTTGACGGCGCGCTGATGGTCGACGCCCAGCGTCGCGAGCTGCTTCTCCAGGCCGCCCATCATTTCCTTGTCGAGCAGCTCGCGCACGGGCACGCGCGGATTGCCGTACACCACGCCGATGGGGTCGGGGAGCTGCGTCCAGCCGCGCGGCGCGCGCTTGAGCATGCGGGCGGGCACGTAGCGCGCTTCGCCGATGCGCTTCTGTTCCGCCAGCCAGCGATGCGCGAGCAAGTACCGGCCCATCTCCATGGTCTTCGCCAGCACCAGATCGACGGGATTCTCCGACACTGGTTTCAGGCCGGCATCGACGCCTTCCTGGAAGCTCTGAAATTTACGTTGCTTCAGGAAACTCTTGGTGCCCTCGATCGGACGGCGGGCAAAAATCATTTTGAAGGCGTCGACGGCCTGCGCCGGCCTCTGCCACAGATGCGGGAAGTAAGTCTCATAGAACGTAGACAACTTACCCGTGCCGAGGCCCTGCACGGCATCGCGGTAGCGGTCGAGAGCCTCGCGCATGACGTCGGCGATCTGTTGGAGCTGCTCGTTCGGTTGCGGTTCGTTGGCTTCGATGCGGTTGATGAAAGCGAGGTTGTCATCCCATGGCTGGCCGGCGAAGTAGGCGCGGGCTTTCGACAGGGCGCGCTCGACGCGCGCGTAGTCGCGGGCCTGCGTGGCCGCCTGATAGCGCAGATTGAGCGCGGCGCGGTCGGCCTGTGGCAGCGCGGCGGGATTGAAGACGCGCCGGAAATCGTCGCGCGTCTCGTGGACGAAATGCGCCACGTCGGCGAGCGGTTCGAGCACTTGCGCTTTGACGCGGCCGCTGCGCGTGGTGGCGGGGTCTTGGGTCGTATCGAGATACTGGCGGCGCCGGGAGAACAGCGATGGCTGATCGTCTTCGGGCGTCTCGTCGAAGATGGACGTCTGGACGGGCTTGGGAGCGCGTTTGGTCTTGCCGCGCGTGGGCGAGTTAAATTCGGCGGTTAGCTGGTCGGCGGTGAGTTTTGCTCTGCCGGCGGCTTCGGCTGCGGCGTTGCTGTCGGCGGATCCGAACAGGTCTTGCTGAGGTCCGCTGTCGGGAATTGCTTCCGAAACTCCTCCTCGAAGGCCTTCGGATTCACTTTCGCTGCCCGCATGAGATCGCGCGTCGGGTTGTGCGGCGGTTTCTTGTCCATACCTGATTGTCGCTAAACGCGGGTCCACATGCGCCAGGTGCGCGTTCACGTCCTTGACGTGCGTGGCGTTCAACAGATTCACGTAAGCGCGGTAGAGTGCGAAGGCATCGGCGTCCGAGAGTCCCATGCGTTTCCAGCCTATGGGTCCGCTCGCCAGGTGCGCGCCGATCTCCGCTGCCAGGATCGGATCGTCGGCGGGATAGCCGTCGTTCATCAATCGCTTCGCGGCGCGTCCGGCCAGCGGATGATTGAGCAGGGTGTCCCAATCGACGTGATCGCGCACGCTGCCGCTGGCGGCCAGCGCGTGTTGTGCGCGGTGCATGCGTTCGTGGCGGATCTTCGATTTCAGCGAGGCGAAGGATTCGCCGGGCTTCACTTCGGTGAGGAGCACCTCGGCGTTTTCTTTCTGCGCCTCGGCCAGCATCTCGGCAAGCGAGCGCAGCGCGTCTTTGTCGGGCGTGTTGCCCATCGACATCCGCATCAGCGCGCCGCGCAGCGCGAACGCGCTGGGGGCACTCAATAGAGTGGCGTCCCATTCGTCATGAGTTTTTTCGGCGCGGTGAATCAGCGCGACGGCGGCGGGGTTAGCGAAGACGACGCCGCGCTTGTAGACGGCGCGGGGCGCGTTGGGAGCCAGGGAACCAGGGGAAGTACCGCGCCGTGCGTCGAGCGTGCCGTCACTCTTGACTGGGGCCTTCGGTGGCGTCACACTAGTATCGGAGCCGCCAGTCAGTGGGGAAGTCGGCCTGCTGGTCCCGGAAACGGGATTACCGGAACCGTCAAGGATTCGTTCGGAAGCTGGCGGCTTATCGTATTCCGTGAGAAGCCATGTTTTCTTTTCCCGCCCAAACCAAGTCAAGGCGAGTACTGCGTGTTCACCTCGCTCATTCGATAGATCGACTCGCTCGGGTCCATGGGCCGCCGCGCGCGTCATTCGGTCGAACATCTCCTGTAAATGGTTTTTGAGCCACGGATGTTTTGCCAGGATATGCGCCAGGCCGTAGCCTTGTTTCCACTCTGGAGGGGCGATGCCTTTGTATCCCCAGACTAGATCCACGTCGCCGTACCCAAACTTCTTATCCTCAAGTGCTCCGATGGCCTCGCCATTCTGAGCTTTTACCAAGGCAGCCGTGGCGCCCTTTTCGTCGTGACGAAACTGTTCAAAAATCGGCCCACGCTCTCCCCGGCGGCGTGAGTGCAATTGATCGCCGGTATTCGCGCGCATCACGGGCCAGCGGTCGAGAATTGCCTTCAGCACGGGCAGGCCTGCTGCCTGTTCGGTCGGAATGAAAAAGCGCTTCTTGCCGTCGATGCGTTCGGCGATCGCGCCGGCCGCTTCGATGGTGGAGAAGTCGGCGAGCTTGGCGTCCGCGATCTCATAGGCATCCTCGCGGTGGACTTTGGTGGCGCGCAGCTTCAGGCCGCCCGCCAGTTGGATTTCCGCGCCTTGCCCCAGCGCGGCGAATACATCCGCGGGGTCGGTGGCTTCGCGTCCGACGCCCAAAGCCTTCAGCACTTCCGCCACGGCGCGGTTGGGAATCTCGACGCCGACAACTCGCTGGCCGTCGTCGGCCTGCGCGCGGATGACGTGCATACCGTGCGCGCCGGCATGTTCCAGGTGATCCCAGAATTGCAGCATCGCGCCGCCGATCAAATGCAGCTCGCGCGTGCGGATCTTGGGCACACCCTGATATTTCTCGTTCCACCAGCGCCGCGCTTCTTCTTCCGAGACGGGCGAGTACTTCTCGTCGAACTCGGCGGTAGCCATGCGCTCCACCGCGCCGTTGGGACGCGACAGGGCATAATTGCGCGAGGTCGCGCCGCTGTCCAGGTTGGTGGATGTGCCGCCATTGACGGCGAGCACGATGTTGCCGCTGCGGTTCTGTTTGTAGAACCCGGACGGCCGACCGCTGCGGATCGGATCCACGCTATCGCGGAGACTGCGCCGCTGGTTGGCGTCGGCCCAGGAGAGCGGTTCGGTCTTCTCGTCGATCTCCAGGTGGTAGTGCCAGGTCTGTGCGCCATCGTCGGCTTGGTGCGCCAGGTCGGAATGCACTACGCGGATAGCTTCGGCGTTCTTGAGGTCCTCGACGCCTTCATCGAACGAACCTTGCCGTTTGGCCGTCTCGATGGCGTTGGCGAACAGGTTCACGAAGCGTTCGAAGAGGTTATTCTGTTCGGCCACGGGGAGCGAAAGCACGCGATTGAGGAATTGCGGCACGCCGGCAGGGATAGGATTGCCCTCGGGCAAGCGCGTCAGATCGTTGCGCCGCATCAGGCCGATCTTGGCGAGCAGCTCGCGGCCGTCCTGGGCGGGTGCGGTGGCGTCCCGTACTTCGTCGGTGAATTGGTAAGTTCCCGCGGCCGATTCGTCGCCGATGGTCACATCGCGGCGGGTGAGCTGGCGGATGATGCCGCGGCCCTCGGGACTCCCGATGCCGTTAAGATTTTGATCGGGACGGAGGCCCAGAATCTCGCGCATGCGTTCGCCGGTGTAGCGCGCAGTGAGGGCGCCTTCGCCGCCGAAATTCTTAAACGCGTTTTGCTTGATGGCCCACACCTGCATCTCGCGCGGGCTGGATTGCTGCCGCGCCAGTTCGGCGAGCAAAGTCGTCACGGCCTGCTGGCCGTAAGTCGATTCGAAATTGTACTTGGCGATCTCGCCGCCGGCCGACGCATCGCGCGAGCCTTGCGTCAGTGCGCCCAGCGAAGCGAGACGGCGGGCGATGGTCGCTGAAAAGCGCTTGTCGCCACCCAGGTCGGTCGAGAGCAGCACGTATTTAGGCGCGCTCATTTCGTTCGAGCGGTGGGTGCGGCCGAAGTCCTGGAGCTGCTTATCCGCGCTCCATTTCAATTCGAGGGCGATGTGTACGCGCTGTTGCTGATTGCCCGCGCGCCGGTCGGCGTGCAAGCTGATGCCCGTCGATGCCGCGTCGCTGATGATAGCGATGTGTTTCTTGCCCGCCTGGAATGCCGCCATTTCCGCGAGGTTGTTTTTCTTCGCCGCTACGCCTTCGGATTTCCTTTTGGCGACTTCCTTCTTGCCGGTCTGGGCGTTGGCCTGGATACGTTCCTTGCGGCCGGTCAGTTCCGCCACGTTCTCGGGACCGAACTTTTCGAGCAGCAAGTCGATGGGGTTGCCGGGGAGCGCCACGTCGGTGAGGGAGTCGCGCAAGGCCTCGCGCTGGGCGAGCGCCACGCGGTCGATCACGGGGTTTCCGTCCGCGTCTTTGACCGGCCGCCATTTCTTCTGGCCGGTCTTCGGATCCACATACTCTTCGTTGGCATGGATCGGAAACACTTGGGCGATGAGATGGTCGAGCACTTCGCGCGGAGACCAATCCAGATCGTCGAGCGAGGAGCCATTCTCGCGCGCCTGTTGCAGCATGCGTTTTTGCTGCGCTTCGCCGGTGGTGGCCACGGAAACCACGACGCTCTGATGGTTGTCGAGCGCCTTCTGAATTTCGGTAATGGCGGTAGGAACCTTCAGCGCGGTAATGAGCCGCTTGAAAAATAATTGGTGTGTCGCCCAGAATTGCGAGAGCGCGCGGGCGCGGGCGCGGCCTGGTGCGTGCGTCGAGACGATGGCATCCTGAATTTTCGCGATGACTTTGAGCCATGCGTTCGCGGCGGTGTCATAGACGTGCTTTTGCGCGTCGGAAAGGTGATGATGTACTTCGTCGTATTGGACGCCCTCGTACGAAAGCGTGCGAGCCATATAAGCGCCGTGCGCCTTGAGATCGCGCGAGACGGCCTCCATGGCGCCCACGCCGCCCTGGTCGATCCTGGCGAGGAAGTTGCCGAACTGCGGGAATGGCGTGCCGTCGCCCCACAGGCCCAGGCGGGTCATGTAAGCCATGTTGCGGACTTCGGTTGCGCCGGTGGCCGAGGCGTAGACTACCCGCGCATTCGGCAGATGGTCCTGCAGATCGATGCCGGCTTGTCCGGTCTTGGTGGGTTCGCCGGCGCCGTCGTCGAACGCCCCTTTCATGCGGTGGCCTTCGTCGAAGACGATTACGCCATCGTCGCCCAGCCACTTCGTCAATTGGTCGAGGCGCGTTTTGGGCGCGGCATTCTGGTCGCTCGGATCGTCGGACTCACCGATCAGCGAGTTATAAGTGAGAAACACGATGCCGGCGTCGAGATCGATCGGAGCCGAGGCTTTCCAGTCATTCACCACGCGAATGGGGATCGCCGCGCCGAGGTCGGTCAGATCGCGCTGCGCGTCTTCGATCAGGTCTTGCGAGGCGGATACCCAGATCGAACGCTTGCGGCCTTGCGCCCAATTGTCGAGGATGATGCCGGCGATCTCGCGGCCCTTGCCAACTCCGGTGCCATCCCCGATAAACAGACCTGCGCGCGTGCCGTCCGCGAGTTTGCGCGCATGGCGCTGGCCTGCATAGGCGATGGTTTCGAGCTGCACGTTCGATATGCGGCCATCGGTCATGAGCGCGGGATCGAACTTCGGCAGGTAAGTGATATCGGGCGGATCCACGGCGGCGAGCGGCGCGGATTGGACGATGGGGGCTGGGTGGGGTGCGCCGCCGATGAGCTTCGCCGGAACGTAATGCGTGAACGTACCGCCGCCCACGTCCTGCTGTTGATGCGCTAGGGGATTCAGGCCCAGCTTGACGGCGGGATGCTGTTTCGCTTCGGGCTCCGCGGCGGGCGTCGCCTCGGCTTCCACGCCGAAACGCTTGGCCGCCGCGGCGGCGAGCTGGTGAATGTCGCGCAGGAGATTCTGTACGCTCTGGCCGATCTGCGCGGCCATAGCCTTCAGCAGCGGGCCGAAGGATTCCACCATGCGCGTGGACCAATCCTTAAACTTGTGCGCGCCGTCGAGAATGAGCGATGCGCCCATGACCATGACGTCTTTCGCGTCGGCGGGGTCGAGGCCGATGTTGAGCTGCGCGCCGTTCAGGTATTTGTCGCGGAGCCGTTTGGCGGCAGCCTCGGCGGCAGCCTTCAGCGGATTGACGGGCGGCGCCGGTACCGGGGCCGGGGCCGGTGCGGGGGCCTTCTGTCCTTTGGTGCGTGCCTTCGGCGGAATGCGTTTTTTGGGCGCCGGTGCTGCCGCGGGAGTGGGTTTAGAACTCGGTTCGGCAGCAGCAGCAGGAGCGCCGAGCGCTTCCGCAATCTGGTCGATGAGGTCTTCGGGCGAAACGCCCAGCGCGCCCGCTAATCCGTTTCCGGCGAGAGGACTTGCATCGCCGCTTGCGCCACTGTCCGCAGATCCGGCAGGCTCGGGTCGTCCTGGTCCGCGATCTCCGCTACCCTCCGCGGCGGCAGGCTCGGGTTTACCCGCTTCCACTTCGCCAGGAACGCGATCGGATCCCACTGGTCCAGGCTGTCGTGGACTGCCTTGGTCGTCGGGATTTGAAACGTCGGCAACATCTGTTCCAGATCCGGAGACTTCTCCAGCGCGAGGCTGAACAGGTCCCACACCTGGTTGAGCAAGGTTTGGGCGGTCGCTTCCAATCTGGGCGGCGATTTCGAGGGCGGCGTCGAGGTCGGCGGCATCTGTGCTCAGTATCGCGCTTTTCCCGCCCGGTGTCGCGCCGGTCTTATCGATCGCCACGAGGCGCGTCGGGTAAGTGGTGCCGTATTTCGAGTACTCTTTGCCGGGGAGCAAGACGTTGGCGCGCACGTTGTAAGTGGCCGCGATCTTCTCCCACCAGTTGCTCCAGCCGCCATCGAGCGCCGCGCCTTCGGTCGGCATTCCGGTGCGTCCGCCCGGGAGGATCGCCACCAGGCGCCCGCCGTCGACGAGCATGTGTAGCGCCTGTTCGACGTGGCGTTGCGCCACGGTCTGATCTTTGGTGATGCCGCGATTGCCGGCCGCCGAAAAAGGCGGATTCATGACGACTACGGTGGGGCGCGTTTCGGTGAGGTTGTGAAGCTGCTCGGCATCGTGCGCGGTGGGAGTGAATCCCAGATAGCGCAGGATGGCGCGGCGGTGCGGATCGATTTCGTTGGTTTCGATGTGCGCGACGCCGGCGGCCTTCGCCCACACGGCGAGCATGGCGGTGCCGGCGGAAGGTTCGAGCGCGATATCGGATTTCCCGAAGTGCGCGGCCACGGCCGCGAGGAGCGAGATCGTCGGCGGCGTGGAGAATTGTTGGAAGGCTTCTTGTCCCGCGGTACGGTCCACCTGGCGCGGCAGTTTCGCCATCAGCGCGCGGACTTCGGCGAGGGCCGCTTTGGGCGTGAAGCCCTGGCGGTGGCTGTCGATGTACTTGGCTACGGCCGCCTCCAGCAGATCGTAAACCTGCTTGATGTTCCACTTGCCGGCGTGGCGATCGCCGCCGAAGATTTCGGTGGCGAAGCGCTGCAGGTCGGGATTGTCTTTGAAGCCTTCGCCGCGCAGGCGCTCGTAGGCGGCGTCGATAAAGGCTTTCTCTTTGTCGGTGAGGTCGGGCTCGCTGGCAACGGGTTCCGCGGCGGCCATCCGCTTTTCCAAGTCGGATAATTGTCCGCGCGCAAACTGGAGGCGCGCGTGCAGGGCGTCGGCGGCAGGCGAATTTTCGGGAGCGGCGACGGTCTTTTCGATCTCTTCGGCGCGGGCAATGACTTTGCGGAGCTGCGCTACCGCCGTGTCGTCGGCCTGCGGTTTCCAATCCACTTGCGCAAGCTGGCGCTGCACATCGTTCGCCCAGGTAAACAGGGCGTCGGCGGCCATTTGATAAACCTGCTGGCGCTGTTCGGGGGTGCCCATTTTCGTCGGCGCTTTGGGCGGGATAGTGGCGGCCGCGGGTTCCACGTGCGCGGCGATCTTCTGGTATTCCTCTTCGAGCTGCGCGCCGTGCGCGTCGGCCCACTGCTGACCTATCCAGGCGCCCGATTTGTGCCATGTGCCGTCGCCGTTGCGTCCTGCCACCTGGTCGCTGCGCGCGCCGCTCGAAAACATATGCGCTTGGCCGAGTAACTTGCCCTGATGGTTGACCACCGCAATGACGTAATGAAGTTTACCGATGGCGAACGGCTGGCCTTCGACCATAAAGCCGGCTTTCAATGGCTGTTTGGCGGCTGGCGCGGCCACGGGCGATTGTTCTTCCTGGTCCACGCGGGCGTTGATGCGCGCACGAATGACGATGGCGTCTCCATCGGATTCGGTGAATGTGAATTTGCTGGCGTCGGGCGCTGGCCCTTTTCCTCTTCGATGGTCAAGCCATTGCTGGGCAAAGTTCTTCGAATCGCCCGTGAGTGACGCGACGTACTCGTCGGCGGTGACCGCCTGGGGTGCGTCTGGGGGTTCGGGGCTGGGGGCTGAGGATTTCTGCCCGCCCCACTCGCGGCCTTTAGCGGACGGTTCGTAATCGCCGATGCCGCCCAGATCGTTAATGAGGGCCTCGGGGTCGATGCCTTTGCCGGTGGCCATCTCGCGGAACAGCGCCAGCGTCTCTTTCGCCTGGGCGATGTGTTTGTCGCGGTCGTTGATGCTCTCCCACGTCTCCCACTCGTACCGGCCTTCATTGCCAAACTGGCGATCCGCCTCGCGGGCGTGCTTCAGCTTTTCGGCGATGCCGTTCAGTGTATCGACGGCCCACTTCACGCGCGTGCGCACTTGCGGCGGTATGTCGCCCTTGGTCGGCGCTTTCGGCGGAATGACGGGTGCGGGGGCTGGGGGTTCGGGGCTGGGGGCTGGCGCCTTCAATTTTTCCCGCGCGATCGCCGGCACGTGCAACACGCCAGGCTCCGCGCTGCGTGCCATTGCCTTGATGTGATCGCGCACGTGCGCGCCGGCATCCCGCACGGCCTGTTCGGACGCGCCCGACTGTTCGCGCGCCCACTTCACGTAATCGGCGTCATGCTTGGAACGCTTGGGCTGCGCTGAGATGTATGCGGCCTTATCGAGATCGTCGGCGAACGTCAGATCGAACTGTTTGGGGCCATAGCTATAGCGCGGCTTGGCGCCGGCGAGGGCGTGCGGCAGGGCGTGGCTTACACTCCCGGCAGCTTCGGCAGGCTCGGGAGTCCCTGTGGGCGCGGCGATGCCATCGCCGGCAGGCTGCTGGCCGCTTGCTTCAGGCGCACCAGGTGAATCAGACGGCGCACCATTGCCGGCCGGTTCGACGGGAAGTAGTTGTGTTCCTGGCTCGACGACGGGAGCGATGGGTTCTTTGGCTGCGAGATGGATGGCGGCTTCAAGTAATTCACCTTTCGTCGGCGCGCTTTGCACGCCGAACATGCCTTGCTGTTTCGGATCGCCGGCGGCTTCGACGGCCGCCGCGTAGTTCTTCAGAATGGCGCCGATGCGCTTGGCGCTCGCGCGGTGCGCGTGGAACGCCTGCAACAGCATCTTAGCTTCGGGCGTGAGTTCCGGCCCGTACAATCCCTGCTGCTTCAGGTAGTCGGGTATCGTCTGTCCGCTCTCGCGCAGCGCGGAGAGCTTCGCCGCGGCGGCCGACACGTCGGGCGCGAGGTCGGTGCCGGGATACAGCGTGCCGCTCGCGACGCCGTGGCGCATCGAGGCGAACGCGGGCGCGGCCTGCAACATACCGCTCGTGATATTCCTGATATTGGAGTCGGGAGACTCGGCCAGCTTTTCGAGCGCGGCGGTGTCGGCGCCGTAAGCGTGCGCGAACACGGCATTGCGGATGCGCGTGACGCCAGCCTGGGAGAGCTGGCCGTCGCGGGTCTGCAAGCCGGCCTGCTCGCCTGTGGGAAGGCCCTGCATGAAGGCGCGAATGAAATCGCGGTTGCCGGGGTGGATGATCTCGCCATTCTCCGCAGCCTGGAACAGCGGCATAATCGGCGCGAGCCGTGCGGCGTCGGCTTTCGCCTGTTCGACGGGAGACATGGCCGCTTTGTCGTCCTGGTTGGCTTCGGCGGCGAAGCGCGCGAGGTCGAGGTTTTTATGCGGGACCAGCACGCGGGTCATGATGCCGTCCGGATTGGAAAGCACCTGGTTGGGATCGACGCCCACGTCCTCGGCGTGATCCGCCCAATACTGCTGGTAGCCGTCCCAATTCGGATGGCCGGTCGAGGCGAGCTGATCGAAAGCGGCCTTGCGGCCGTTGCCCGATACGGTGGCGAAGCGCGGATCGTTGGGCTGGCCCAGAGAGGACATGGGCGCGACCAGCATCGCGCCGCGATCCGCCATGGGGTCGGGTCCGGTCTGTTCGTTGTCGAGCGATGCGGCGATGTGCTGGACCTGGGCCTGGAGCGCATCGCGCGAGCGATCGCGCGGCTGAATGGCTTGCGGGAAATCCGGGTTGGGGTTGCCCTGCGCGTCGTGCGAGCCCAAAACCTGCGTGCGCGGGAGCCATGCCCACTGGTAATCGGCGCGCGTGCCGGCGGCGGTCTTCACCGTGCCGGTGTCGCCGGTCGGATAGCCGGCGGCGGGGTTCGCCGCGGCGACGTGCGGCCGTGGAGTGGGAACAGGGGGAACGGTTTCGGGGGGTGCGGTAGGTCCAGGCGCTTCCTGCGGATTCGCTGGCGGGGCTGCTGGTGTGACCTGTGGCGCGTTTTCGGGCGTGCCGGCGACTCCCGAGGTGTCGATGGGGCGCGGCGCGGCGGGGGCCGTGGGGTTGACGGCGTGCTGCGCCTGGGCGGCGCGGACTTCCGCGATGTTGTCTTGGATGGCCTGCTGCCACCAGTCTGGGAGCTTGACCCGGCCGGCGGCGGTTTGGATGTACTGCTGCTCCTGGCCGAGAGCAGCGATACCTTCCTCCGCTTCGGGTGAAAGGCCCTGCGAGGGCGTGCCGAAGATGGCGGGGCGCTGCGGCGGAATATCGCCGATGACGCCTTTCTGCCGTAGCCAGCCATCGATGCCGCTCACGGTATCGAGGTGGATGGTGTTACCGGCGAGATCGGTGACGCGCACAGCGGGCATGCGGCCCGTGACGACGGGCGTGGGGCTGTTCCATGGCGTGTCGGGGTTCTGGATGCTGGTGGACGTCGGCGCGGACTCGGGCGGGTGCAGCAGCGCGGGCTGGCCGTCGACGATCAGCGGCAGCGGTTTCGAGGTGTTGAGCTTGTCCCAGGCGTTCGCCGCCAGGGGATGCCCTGCGCCGCGCATGTGTTCCGCCATGGTCGCCGCCTGCGCGGGGGTGACGTCGGGCGAGGCAATGCCGCCGGTCTGTTGCGCCAGGGCCTTCGCTTCGGGTGTGATCTCGGGCGGAAACTCGCCGCCGACGATCTTGCTGAATTCGCCCGCTCCCCAAACGCCGAACACCAGGGAGGCGAGGTCGGCGTACTCGTCCGGGACGCCCGCCGCTTTCAGCCCATGGCTGGTGGCTTCCGTTCCGGCGATGCTGATACCGAGGGTTGCCGCGGCCTTGAGCGGCTGGGCCGCGATGCCGGCGGGAATCATGAGAGGAGCGGCGGCCTGCAGCGCGCCCGATCCGATCTTGTAGGCCGCGCCCGCGCCCTGGCGCGTCAATTCCGGTGTGAGTGCTACCGGATCTTGGTAGCTCTGCCGCATGGCATCGTGCGCGGCTGCTCCGATGGGTTCCGCGCTTTGCTCCACGCCAGTGACCATCTGCTGCACGCCGGTCGCGGGCGAGTCGAGCGGGTTGTACGGGTTTGGCTGCGGGACCGGAGCCTCCACCTGGCCGCGGCCGTGGCGGGCCATCACGGGGGCGGGATTGGCTTGCAGTTCGGTGGGCAGTGCGGGCTGCGCTGCGCCGGCGCGCGGCATTCCAGCGGCCGGGGGCAGGATGCCGGGGGCCGTGGTGGGCTGCGGTTCGTCTTCGGTCAACAAAGGCACGTTGCCGGCGTGGACCGATGAGCCAGTCTGTCCATAGCTCTCGCCGGGGCGAGGCACGTTCTGGCTGGGCCGCAGGGTGGCCTGAGACGAGGGAAGTTGAGAGTAACCCCACGCGATGACCTTACCCTGCTCCTCGCTCGGCAGTTTGCCGAAGTCCGGATCGAGCTGCTGGAGCACGGCGACGCGCGTCTCATGCGGCAGTTGGTAAAACTGCGGATCGCTCAGAGCGTCTTGCGGGGTCAGATTGTCGGCCATGGAGAAGGGAGGAGAGCCTTATTGCTGCTTGCGGCGTTTCTGGAGGTTATTGATGTAATCGCTGGCGCTGGGTACGGCATTCGGCTGCTGCGGTTGCGCCGGGGCCGGGGTGGCCGCCGCGGCGTTGCCGCCGGAAGCCTGCGCCGGTTGCGGCTTCTTGCCTTTACCCATGGCGGCGAGGGTCGCGAGCGCGCCATTCGCGCCGCCGCTGCCCTTCGGAGGGTTGACCATGTTTTGCAGGGCGGTGACGACTTTACCGCGCACCGCATCCATGGCGTCGTCGTTCTGGTAAAACTGCTGTACGTTGCGGAGAGCGTTGGCGGGGCTGTGCGAGGTATCGTCGGCGAGCGCGCGGGAGAGCTGCTGCTGGACGGCCTGATTCTGCGCGGCCGTCGAATTGTCGATGCGGTCCTGGCCCTGGCCTTCGACCACGCGATCGTGACGGGCCGTCTCGGCGCGGCCGCTGGCGACGCCCGCTTGCGCCGCTTCGGCATCCGTGCGAACCTTGGCCGCGTTGATGGCGGACTGCTGCTGTTCGTCGGTGAGTCCCCAGTTGCGGACGTACTGCTGGGCCTGCGGCTTCCAGTTGCCATTCTGGTCGAACAGCGATTGCGGATCGAACGGAATTTGCGGAGCCGCGCCGGGGTTTGGGTTCGCCGGATCGTTGGCGCGGGCATTCAGCATCGAGAGGTTTTGCTGATAGTCGGCGGAGTTGCGCGAGTTGGCGAGCGTGCCCGCGATAGCACCCTTCTGCTTCGCCTCTTCGTCGGAGATCAGACCGGGCATGGTCGCCTTCAGGCGCGCGGCGGTATTCTGCGCGTCGAGTGCGATGGCATTGGCGCGGGTGCGGTCGGCTTTCGCGCCGCCCATGATCCCGTTGACGGTCTGCTCGATCTGGTCGGGATTGTCGGAAAGGTGCTGGCGAAGCTGCTCGAGCTGCGGCCCGTATTCGGGATGGCTGCGTTGGAACTGGTCGAGGTCGAAACCGATGGCGGCGGTGTTGTAGTTGCCGTTGGCGTCGGTCTTCCAGCGCGAGGCCGCGCCCGCCAGCATGTCGCCGTCGTTGGCCTGGATTTCCTGGTTGGTCTTCGACGTGTCGGCGCGCGCCTTGGTGATCTCGGCCACCGATTTCTGATTCTCCAGCACGCCCTTGTACATCGATTGCGCCGTCGCCAGAGAGACGTTGGGCGCCACCGCGCGCGCGATCTTGCCGAAGTCCACGTTGCCCTGCTGGTCCTGGTATTGCGGATCGCTATACATCTTCGGCAGGTTGGTCGAAAGATACTGCTGATCGTGGAGCTGCAGTTGACGCTGCTGGTTCTCCATCTGGAGGCCCTGCAACTGCGCGGCCTGCGTTTGTCCCTGCTGGGTCAGATTGCGAAGCGTGAGGATCTTCGTCGCCGCATCGAGCGGGTCGGGCATCGGCGGCATCTGCAGTTGCAGCCGGTCGGGCTGCGCGACGTTGGTATCGAATGGCATGGTGGGGTTCCTAGTTCATCGTTCCGGTGTTGGATGCGGGAGGCGCCGGCGTCGAGCCGTAGGCGCCCCCGGTGGCCGGATTGAAGTACGGCGTGTTGGCGTTGGGACCACCGCCGCCGAATCCCATCATTCCGCCGAGCGTGCTCCCTCCACCCGAAAAGCCGCCCATCATGGCGGTGTTGGCGAAGCTGCCTACGCCGTTCAGCATGCCGTTCCAGGCGTTGGCGGCGTTCATATCGCCCTGAGCGGTCGCATTTCCCGCGCCGATGGCCGCGTTGCCACTGTAAACGCCGGCCTGAATCTGGTTGTTCGCCACATTGTCGGCCGCCGTGTTGTTCAGCGTCCCGGCGTATTGAGCCGCGCCGGTGTTGATGTTCCCGCCATATTGCGCCGCTTGCGTCCCGACATTTCCCGCGTACTCGCCAGCCTGCTGACCCATCCCCATGACCGTCGAAAGACGGTTAAAGGTGTTGGTGTTCTGGGTCTGGTATTGATTGAAGGCGTTGTTATACGCGGTGTTGGCGTAGTCCTGGTTGTAGCGCATGGCCGCTTTGAGCGTGCCGCCCGAGCCGGTCAGTCCGGAGGCCGCCGCCGAACGCGCGAGAGCGTTCTGGCCCTGCTGCTCCTGGAACTGATAGCCGGGATCCGACTGCGCCATCATGGACGCGTTGAACGGCGTATTGAGCTGGCCGCCGGGCGCCATCATGCCGCCCAGTGTTTGGGTGGCGTTGGCCCCCGCCGAGGTGTATGGGCTCACGCCCGCGATGGCTGTATTGGCTGCCGCCGTCGCGCCGGTCGCCGCTTGGGAGGCCGCGCCAGTTACGCCCGCGCCGGCCGCCTGGGCCGCGCTGGTAATGCCGGGGTTGGCCGCCGTGACGGCCGCGTTCACGTCTCCCGCGGCGCTGGTGTAGCCTTTGACTTGCGCGTTCGCTGCGTTGTGGGCCGCGGATGCCCCTTGAATGCCCGAAATGACGCCGGTGATGAGTGACAAATGATTGCCTCTTTCTGCGAAGAGTTAGTAAGTCGGTTTGGTGATGCCGAGTAGGTGCTGATCCCGATACAGGCCGTTCTTCAGGCAGCTCTGTACGTTAATCCCGTACTCCGTGAATCCCGTATCGCGTCCGAGTTTCAGAGCCAGCCGGTTGCCTTGGATGATGGACGTCACGATACGATGCGCGCCGGTGTGTTCCCAGATCCAGGCGAGCATTCCGTCGAGCGCCGCGCGCGCGCGTCCGCGCGCGATGGGCAGCAGGCGGGTGTGGATCTCGACCAGGATCGGAGAGTGCCAGAGGAGCACAAACAGGCCAAGCAGCTCGCCGCCGTCGTATACAGATATGTAGTCCAGATGACGGAGCGGGTCGAAGTCCGCGGCTGACGGCGAGAAGTCGTCGGCGCCCGCGCGCCAGTTATGCGGCTCGACCATGATGCGCCGCACCAGTTCGTAATTGCGCGTTCTCTCAAAGAGCACCTAAGCCAGACCCATCATCAAGCGCGCATCGTGTGGGCTGTTGACTTCGGTGCTAGGGGCGGGGGGCCGCGGGCCAGTCAATCCCTGCATTTGCTGGGTTTGCTGGGCTCCCTGGCCGACACCCGCATAGGCGCCGCCCGCGGCGGAGAGCCTTCGGAAGAAATCGTCGATGGTCGGCTCTATTTGCTGCTGAGGCGGGGCGTTCGCGATTTGCTGTGCCAGGTAGTTCGCGGCGCTGGGCATTTGTTGAGAGATCGCGGCCGGCTGTGACTGTACGGCTGGCGGCGTTCCAACCGACATGACTGAACTTAGGGGCGTGGTGGCCGTCGCCGTCTCTGGCGCTGGTGCGGGGACCGTGGCCGGTGGCGCTGCTGCCGGGACGGCTGCCGCCGGTTGCCCAGCGGTGGCCACCGCTCCTGCCGGCGTCGCGGCCGCTTGTCCCGCATCCATAGTTTGAGCGAGCGTGGTGGGAAGCGGAGCGCCTCCCATTATCGACCCTAAGATGCCCTGACCGATCGCCTGTAGCCCTTGCGGCGGTGTCGGTGCTGGACTCGCCGCGCCGCTGGCGGTAATGGGATTCGCGGCGTTCGCGAGCGGGTTGCCGCCGTTAGTGATGTTCTTGACAATATCGAAAAAATGACCCATTTGAAGCCGCCTTATAGAGCGAAATTCCCAACCACCGCCGCGCCGCCCCCGCCTGGATCGCCGCCCGCGCCGATCTCACTTGTCCAGGGCACCACCGCGTAAGGACCGCCGGCCGCCGTCGCGCTGCAGAGGAACAAGGTCGCGCCGGGTTGCGAAAGCATCGCAATCCACTGGTGGCCGTCATACGGGATCACCGTACCCAGCGGATACTGCGCGCATGCGACGAATGCATCGTAAAGTTGGCCGACCACGTAAGTGGTGATGGCGCCGCCATAGCCACCGGGAAATGGAAGTCCCAGCCGCGCCGGCAGCAGGATCGGCAAGCCGACGTGTCCGGAGACGATGGGATCGACCGCTCCCTTGCCGTCCAGCTCGTAGCTGGCGATCGACGGCGCCGCGATCGCGCAGTTCGGAACGCCGGTGGTGAAAACTCCGTTCAGCTCGTCGACGCCGGGGGTGTAGTTCGCGATCAGCGTCTGGTTTGGATCCCAGTGCGCAAAGGCCTGCGAAATGCCGCCGTAAGGTAGCGCGCCATAAGTCACCTGCGTGTTGCGCGGGACGCCGGCAAAAAAGAACGTGTGCGCCGGATACGGGTCGCCGGACTCTCCGCTCGATCCCGGCATCATCCAAAAGCAGAGCGAGTACGGATCGGCCCAGAAATTCCAGGCGCCGCGGGCCGCCAGCACCCAGGTGTAAGCGGGCTGCGCGCCGCCCAGCGGCGCCGGAAAGGTCAGCAGGATGGAGCAGTTCGTCAGTCCGAACTCACTCGGCCCGGCGATCAGACTGATTTGGATCTGCGAGCCGGCTGGGTTTGTCTGCGACAACCAGGTGCAAGAGCCGCCCGAAGGTGCGCTCGTGAGCACGCAATTTTCGGCGTTGTACCCGAATATCGAATCGTTGGGGCCTGTGCCGGTGGTCTTCGCTTTGAGATCGAGCGTGAACGACGCCGCGCCGGTCATATTGGCTGTGGCGGTCCACTGCGAGAACAGTGTGACTGCTGCCGCCACCAGCGCGGCCGCGGTGGCGTCGTCGGAGTCGCTGCCCAGCGGAACGGTGACCACGCCGCCGCTCAGCGTCGGATGGCCAGGCGTGCCGCCCGCGACGTACCGATACCAGACGGCATCGACCTCGAAATCCGGAATGCCGAAGCTCAGACCTGGAACGCCGAAGGGGAAATTGAAATGCGCGGTCGCATAGCTACCGCCTGGAAACGGTCCTTGCGTCCAGCCAGCCGCCTCCAGCAAGCCGCCGCTGCCGGCGATCGCGTTGACGGCCGCCACGGTGGTGAGTCCTACATCCATGCCGAAGGGTTCGGGGCTGGTTACAATGCGGTTGCTATAGCGGACGAGGGGCATCATGCGGCTATCGGTACGTCTTGCGCGTTAGTCGAAAGCGCGTCTAAGAGTGCGGTATGCGTGCGCAACCACGAGCGGAACGACGCCATTGCCGAGTGCCCGCAATCGGTCCACCCGAGGGGTAATCCCATCAAAGCCTCGACAAATAGCGGGTTCAACCTGCGGGCATACGGCAAGCAACTCTTGCCACCCTGGTAGGTCGTTTGGTCCTGGGGGAAATGCCCAACCGCTTCCGAGAGCGGACGGCTGTTCTGCTTCGCTATATCGCCCGTTACGGTCGAGCGGAAGTCGCGGCTCTGAGGTGTCGGCCATTGTTCCGCGGATTCCTGAAGGTCCGTGCCTCCCGGGCCGCCTTTGCCGTTCCGTCGCCGTTTCAGCCGCTGCGAATTGGCTCCGCCGGTCAAAGCCTTGGGCGTCGGCCACTGCCGCGCTTGCTGGTCCAATCCCGGTTCGTCCACCCGGTCTCCGCCGCGAGAGCGGAATGAGTCCGTCGCCGGCGTCTGCCAACTGAGTGCCTGCTTGGCGAATTCCCCGCCCCCGCCCGCTACCTTGCCCGACTTGTCGTGACCCGACATGCCGTGGGGCGTCTTCCATTGCGCCAATGCTCCCGTTAAGGAGTCCGTCGCTCCTGGATGGTTGCCGCAACTCTCCGCGTCTTCCTGCCTCGAGGTGGGCCACATCTGCGCGGCGCTTGTCAGATAACCCTTGCTTTTCGATCCCGCCGCTTCGCAATCCTGCGCCATTGCGGTGGGCCAACGCGAATAGCCTGAGCCGCCGATGCGGTGCGCCGACTTCCTGCGCGCTAAAGAGTCCGCACGCAACTCGGTAATCCATCGCTTCCAATTCGTCGGCGACTTCATGGAAGCCGAGTCGAAGATGTGCATCGACGTTTTCGAGAAAGACCCATTCGGGCTCGACTTCGCGCACGATGCGGGCGATGTGCGGCCAGAGGTGGCGCGGGTCTTTTTCGGCGAGCTGCTTGCCCGCGCAACTGAAAGGCTGGCACGGGTAGCCGCCACAGAGGATATCCACGAGGCCGCGCCACGGCTTGCCGTCGAAGGTTTTAACGTCCGACCAAATAGGCGCTTCGTCGAGGGCGCCGTCTTCAAAACGCGCAGCCAGGATTTGCGCGACAGTTGCCTCCCTTTCCAGGTAACAAATGGTTCTAGTAGCTGGGAGAGCGAGTCGCAATCCGAGATCGATTCCGCCGTAGCCGGAACAGAGGGAGAGCACGTTGATGCTGGGATGTAGATCCACATTCATTCTGATTTTTGAGCTAGTAAGCCACGTTCCCTACTGCCGAGCTTTCGCCGCCGGGAAGGAGCAACATGAGATTCGCCAGAGGCAAGCCAAAACTGAAATTCAGCCACATGCTTTTGTCGCCGTAGAGTTGCACCAGTTGTTCCGATCCGCCCGGCGTGGCATTGCCGATCTGCGGGCCGCTGAGGATCATGGCATCGTAAAGTTGGCCGCGCACCTTGGGCGGAAATCCAACGAAGCCGGCCGGATATACGTAGCCGGCCGCGCACCAATCGCCCCACGCCAATAATGGTTCCAGGGCGAAGGGTTCAAGTTGCGGATAGATCATCTGCGTGGGAACGCCCGCGCCGAAGCTCATCTCGACGCACATCAGCGCCACCGCGCCGTGCTGCAGCGCGAGCGAGTGCGTGGTCGATTCGCCGGGCCGGTGGAAGTATGCGCACCAGGCCGGCTGATTGTCGTCCACGTAGCCCAGGTTGTTGCGGAACGAGTTGGACGTCCCCGAAGGCCATTTGTCTCCGTTGCTCCACCAGCATTCATCGGGCAGCGCGCCATCCGGATAAACCGGATCGGTGGGTGCGAGATACGGAATGCCGAAGGCGATATTGCTGCCATAGCTCGCCGGGCCCGCCACGCCAGGCTGGCTGAGAAATCCTTGGCACGGCCCAGCGACAATCTGGAACGTGCGGGCCGCCGCGCATCCCACGTAATGCTGGTAGCCGGTCGCCGTCCCGTGGAGCTGCACGCCCACGTAATCGGTGCCCGCATAAGTGAGCCAGGTCACGTCGAGTAGAACGGTGAGGCTCTGCGGGCTGGTAGCCTGCAAGGTTGCGCCGGTCGATAGCGTGGCCGTCTCGACCCAGCCGGCCGCCAGGAGCGCCGCGATCAGGGCCGCACTCAGTACCGCGCCGCTCGATCCGTCGAGCTGCTGAAACACCAGCGGGCCGCCACTGAGCGCCCACGCCGGCAGCGGGTTATCCGGCGACAAAGCCAGTGGAGTAATCAGCGCCATTGGACCGTGAAACTCGCGATGCCATTGGGATCGATCGAGCCGTCCGAGGCCAGCACGTCGAAGCTGAAAATGTCGCCCTTCGCCAGCGTGCCGTCCGTCGAGAACGACGTCCACGTCAGGGCGGTGAAAGGCTTCGCCACCGCGTTGACGGTGCAGGTAATGAAGGGATTCTGATTGACGTTGATTCGCACCACCAGATTCGCCGTGATGGCTTTACGCAGCACGCCAGATACTTCGAAGGCCGTACCGGAGGCCTGCGCGGTGAGGCACGGCGCGATATTGTTACCCACCGTGCAATTGTTGAGATCGAGCGTGCGGCCGTAGGCTTGCGAAGTGGCCGCCGAAGGGATCAAGTCCTCGTAGAAAGCCACCCACACCGCGGAGAGCGGCTGAAGCGGCTGCCCCTGAAACATCGCGGTTCGAATTGGAACCACTGGGATCGAGGGCGCGGGCGTGGGAGTGCTCGCCACGTTACGCTGTCCCTTCGACGAATCTCAAATAGAGCGCAACCACTGACGGCGAAGTGTCGGAGACGTTGATGGCCGTCTTGGTCGCGAAGTTTTTACAGCGATCGTCGCTCCATCCGATAGTGAGGTTTCCCGCCCCATCGTCATCGAGCTGCCACACCCGATCGCGGCCCTCGCCGAAGCGCCGCCACGCGATGCGCTGGGGAGCTTCGTCGATATCCGCGCTGCCCACGTCGGCGTCCACTTCGGCGCGCGAATAAAAGCGGCGCTTGTTCTCGTTGGAGAGGTGTGGAGCACGCCTGCGGCGGTGGATCGCGACACCGTTATCGGTGGCATAGGCCGCCGACATGGTGTAGATGTTGCCATTCTGCCAATCGCCCACGTAATGCTGCTCGTTCGATGGGGTCGCGCCGGTCGCGAGCGCCACGCAGCAATGGAAAGCGCCGCGCTGGCGGTCCCAGCCCGCGCCGTTCCACCAGCCGCGCTGGTGCCACTCGCCGAGGGTCAGAGAATAAGCCCAGGTGATATTGGCGGTCGGAAAAGAAATGACCCAGAACTCCTGGCCGTCATGGATGATGCTGTAGGCCACCGCATCGCCCACGGTCGCGTAGGAAGCCCAGGCCTTCTCCACTGCGGCCGTCGAAACCCGCTGCGGAGTGTAGCCCACGGCCACGAAGGCCACGCGCTCGCCGCGCCGCACGTCGCCGCCGATCCACGCCACGCCGCCGCCCACCCGCACCGTCGCCCAGGGAGAGCAGCAGCCGTAGTGCATGAAACAGCCGGGATCTTTCTGAAAGGGGTTATCGGCGTTGCCCACGTCGCGCCATACTTCGGTCGATTCCTCGTCGCCGAACAAGTAGATTTCCTGGTGGTCGCAGAGCATCATCGCCACGTTGTCGGGATAGGAAATCTTGCTCAATACGTTGAGCGGATCCCAGCCGTCCACTCCGTCGTTGACGCCGCTGAAATAGACCGTCTTGTTCGAGGGCGTGGCCGCAAAAAACGTGCCGTCAAGATATGCGCCGCAGGAAGCGGTGACGTAGGAAGGCACAAATGCGCCGCCGACGACAGTCCCCAGCCATTCGATGGCGGTGCCGCCGGTCGAGCCCGCCGTGCCCCAGCTCGACGATCCGGTAGCCATGCCGTTGGCATCCACCGCGGTGATGGTGATGCTGCCGACGTTGAAGCCCGCGCCGCCGGTGACGGTGACCGGGCATCCGATATCGGTAGCATCGAACTCGCCTCCGGTCACGGTGGTGAGCCGTCCGGTGGTGGCGTCGATTACGAGGTCGGTCAATTGCGAGGAGAATTGGCACTTGACCGCGCCCAAGCCGGTGTCGATATACGCTTGTCCCGCCGACGCGATGAATAACTGCGATCCGTTGGGAAAGAATTGGACGGGATTGCCGTCGTTGCCGATGTTGCCGTGGTTGACGAAAGTGACCGCGCCGCCGCCCAGGCCGCCGCCGATCACTTCGTAGAGGATGGCGCCGCCCGCCGCGAACAGGCGTTGCTCGCCTGCCCATAGCCCGCGTACCGGAAGCGTGGGGAGGGTGCAGAATAATTGCAGCCCAGGCGTTGGCGTGAGGACTTTCCACGCCTTTTCGCTGCCCGCGCGATTGGTGACGGAGGGGGCTTGGCCTTCGAGCAGATCGGGGTAATAGTTGATGCACAACTGACTCGCCACGTCCACCGAAGGGAAGCTATAAAAGCCCTCTGTGAATGCCTCGAATTTCAAGTGGGTTGCCCCGTCAGGATGTTGAAGTAGTTTTTACCGCCGCCGTGCATGATCGGCTCACAGTGCAGGACCGGATGCGGCGCGTTGATCCGTTGGATGGCGGCCAGCGTCTCTTTTGCCAGTTCCGCCACGCCGGGATTGAGCGGCCTGCCCCATTCGATAGACAAGCGCACGGCGAGGTTGTAAGTGAGTGCCTCACAGTAACCATCGGGAAAGACGAGCTGCTGGGTGATATCGAGGATCTGCTGGAAGGTCTGCCACGTATAAAGCTCGACCAGGTTGCCGCCGATGGATTCCGCCGGCCACGTCCAGATGGTCGAAACCGGGTTGCCGCCGTCGTTGAAGATGCCTTGCGGCAGCGTCGAGGGCGTCGCCTTGAGCGCGATGGACGCCCACGCCACGTCATCCCAGATCGCCAGCGGCTGCGTGAGCGGTGAGGCGACATTGCTGGTGATGATGAGGTTCGCGATATCGATCTTGACCGGCCGAAGCGCCGGCCAGTCGGGAGCGACGACGGACGGACCCATCTGGTAACTCTGCTTGCCCGCCGTCAGGGGATACTGATTGATCGCGATGGTGAAGATGTTCCCGCGATCGATGCCGAGGTAGTCCAGCATGCGGTTGAACACATACGTGGCGTCGATCAGTTCGGAGGGACCGGGACCGCGCCCGGGACGCAACTGTCCGATGCAGCGCAGCGCGCCGCGCATGAAGGTGGTTCCGGTGACGATGAGGCTCGACATTTAGGCCGCCTGCTGCTGCTGCTGCGGTTGCCCCGCGCCGGTAGCCTGCATGGATTCCGGCGATACCGGGCCGAGGGTTTGCGCGTTGAGCGTGATGACGGCCGCTTTCGCCAGCGCCAGACCTCCCGCCACGATGGACGGGTCGCGTCCGTACTCGGGGGCCAGGATGGCGGCCAGCAAATGCCGCAGGTAATTGAGATAGCCGGGGGCCAGCTCGATGGCGGTGATGAGATCGGGAAACGCGGTGAGCAGCTTCAGCGAGTCGGTGACCAGCGAACCGGCGGCCGGCTTCGGCGACAGATACCACGTATTCATGGGGAATCCGCCATCGGAGAAAAGCACTTCGGCGAACAGGCCGGTGCGCGTGCGATCCGGCAGCGCTTCCCACTCCGCGGCCGTCACGAGGCGCACGGGATGACTCGCGCCGGCAATGTCCACCGTCGAAGCCGCCAGGATACGCAGCGGGCGCGTCGAGGCCAGCGTGCCGCCCACGGTATTCAGCGCGCCGCCAATGGTGTAGCTCGCGGCGCCGATCATGGGAAACGTCTCGTGGGTGAGGTACGGGATGGTCGATTGTTCGACGGCCAGCGTTTCCAGGATCTCGTTGGTATGCTGCAATCCGTCCGCTAACTCGTCGTCCGAAAGCGTCTCGGCGGGAGACACTTCATTCAGCAGCACCATCGCGCTGGTAGTGAGGGCGGTCGATGTAACCTGCACTTACTTACCGGCCTTCTTCGCGGGCGCTTCGGGAACGGCCGGCAGCAGCGCCATCGCGTTGCGCAGCGTCTCGTTTTCCGCTTTGAGCTTGGCGTTCTCGGCGCGCAGTTCCGCCAGCGGATCGACGGTCGCGACGGGCGTCTCGGACCAGCCTTCTTTGCGGCGTTCATCGTGTTCGGCGGGGTTCTGGACGACGATGGCGGGTTCGGTGGCAGAGTACAGCATCTTGGGGTAGAACTTTTGCAGTGACAATGGAGGGCTCCTGAAATGGAAGTTGGGGGCGGGGCCGCGGCCTCACCCCCGAGCGGCAGCGCCGCACGCATTCTGTCTCTCGACGGTACGCGGTTTGGTCGTTGCCGAAACTTGTGTTAGGTACTTGCAAGGTGAATGGTCACTGGCGGCTTGTGACTCGCTGAGTCACTCGCCGCCAGCAACTTACTTACTTGGTGAGTGAGTGGTTAGCTCTGAACTGCAACCAACCATTGGGGGAGAGCAACGGCAAAACCGTATATGCAATCCACGCGGGTCGCAAAAAGATCGTTCATGATATCGTACATCGACACGATCCGCAGACTCATGCCGGTGTCCGGATCGGTTTGGCGAGCGCGGAAGTGGACGCCCTGCGGCAGCTCCAATTCGGCCATGGCGAAGGCCATGGAATCGCGGTGATAGATCAGGCCGGTGGGGCTCAGCACGTTGGCTGCGCCGTTCACGGTGATCGCGGCGCCGTCAGCGGGCGAGGCCGACACGGTGGCATACGGGTTGATCCCGTTGGTGCCGGTGCCGGGCAAAGAGATTGCCGGCGAAATCTGAATGGTGCCGGTGCCATCGGCGGCCGAGGAGAACGGGGCCGTCACGACGAAGGTTTGCAGCGTGGTGGACACGGCGCCGGAAACCGGGTTGACCATATAGACGCCAGCGATGGTGAAACGATCGCTAACGGAGAGGCGCGGCGCGGCGGCGGCGGTCCAGCCCTTGGTGAGCAGCGTGGAACCGGTCTGGCCGGCGGTGTTGACCAGTGGCGCGCCGCCCTGCGGCCCGTAGGTGTGGGTGACGCAGTTCTGATCGGTCTTCCAGTCGAGGCCCACCGCATGACCCATGCGGCCCTTCTCGTATTGGGGTCCGATCTGCTTGGCGGGAACCAGCAGGCCTTTGAGCGCGTCGACGATCTCGACGTTCATATCCGGCGTGATCACCGTCGAACGCTTTTCGTCGAACGGGCAACCGGACTTATCGAGCAGCGCGGAGCCGTAGTTATAGGTCTTCAGCGCGGTCGGGATGGTGCCGGGAGTGCCTACCGCGTTGAATGCGGCGGTCGATGCGAGGGTGAGCCCGTCGAGATCCACCTGGTTCGCCAGCGCGACGGCCGCCGAATCCAAGTACCGCTCGCCGAAGCGATCCACGGTGAGAGTCAGATCCTTGGAGGTGAAAGAGAAGCCGACGTGCTTCTGCTTGTTGAGGGTCAACGGGACCTTCAACTCGGTCACATCCTGCACAACGAGGGTTGCGCCGTCCGCAGCGCCGAAACGCACGGGGATGCGCAAATTGATCGTGTCCCCGACCTTGCTGCCTTTTTGACCGAACTCGCCATCGTATTCGTGGCGGATTCCGCCGGCGAAAGCGAGGTTGTTCTGAAAGCGCCGCAGTAGCTCGTTGACGATGATCTGCGGGGTAAGTAGAGCGTTGCTCATGGGGTGTTCCTTCCGGCATCACGCCGGTAGTTGGTTGTGAAGCGAGTTACAGCCACTTAGTCAGTGGCTGGTGACTTACTTCTTGCCCAGTTGCGCGTTGCGCGCTTTGTTCCAAGCGGTGAAATCGTTGGCCGTCTTTTCGTCGTAGACACCGCCGGCATGGGTAGCCGTGGTGCCGCCGCGATTGACGGGCGTGATTGGCTTGGGCGCGCGTGAAGCGGCCGGGGGTTGCGGTTTGGAGGAGGCTTTCAGATCCTTGATGATTCCGCCCAATTCAGCGGCGGCGGCCAGGGGATGCAATTTCGAGATCCGTTCGGCTTCAGACGGATTCTTGCCCAGCCAATAGGCCAGCTTCGCTCCGTCCGGAGACTCCAGCAGCACGGCGCCCATGGCGTCGGATACCGGAATGTCGGCTTGCGTCACTTTATCGAAATCGGGCATGGACGGGTCCTTACGGGCCTCGGCCTGCCGTTCCTGCCACTGCTTGCCGATCTCGGCGGCGCGTTCGCGTCCGGCGTCTTCGGCTTTGGTCTTCTCGGCGGTCTTGGCGCGTTGATCGAGCTTCCAATCGGTCAACTTGTCAACATACTCTTCGTACGTATCGAAGTTTTCCGGTACGGGCCTGTCGTCGGCCGCGGCGGCTTCCTTTGTGGGGAGAACCTCGCCAGCGGGCGCATCGCCTGCCAGCTTGGATTCGAGAGCCGTAAGTCGCGCGGCGAGTTCTTCTTTCTCACGCGCCAGCTTGTCGATCTTGCGTTGATAGCCGCCCTTTTTCTTGGGCTGGTTGGGTTCGGGTTCGTCTTCGTCCCCGTCCTCCGGAGTGTCTGCCAGGTCCGTATCCTCGGCAGCGGTTTCCGCCGGCGTGTCATCGCCAACAGCGGTCGTAGCATCTTCTTCCTGCGGGGCAGGCTCTTCGCCCGTTTCCCGGAATTTCCGGTACGCGCGAAAATCGCTTTCGATCAGAGTAGGCTCGACGGCCTGCTCGTTGCTCGCCTCACCGGGCGCAGGGATTACAAGAGTGTCGTTGTCTGTCATGGGGGGCGCGCTATCTTTCGACAGTGCGCGGGTGGCCCAGCCAGCTCCGTGTGAGCCAAGCAGGCCGAAAACTTGTGGCTGGTGGTCGGTGGCTAGTGGCTAGTGGTTGTGTTTCCAGCCACCAGCCACCAGCCACCAGCCACCATCCACGGTTATTTGACCTTGGTGTTGTGCAGCGCCGTAGCGCCATACACCGCCGCCGTGGCGAAATTGGCGACGACGGCCGGGGCTCGCGAGTGTTTCCGCGTCGCCAGCCAGCCGGTTAAAAGTGTTCCGGCTACAATGCCGGATTTGATCTCGATGCCTCGCGCGCCGAAGCGTTGATCCGGAGAGCGCAGCGCGGGGTTTAGCTCGCCTTTGCCCATCGACGTCGCGGCGTCGGCTACCGATGCGGCGGCCACGACGGCGACTGAGATCTTATAGAGCTTCGACCAGGGACTTGCATGGAGCGCACATGCCACCAGGAAGACCGACAAAAGCCGCATCAGTCTATGATCCACGTATAGGTGGGACCGGTGGAATTTGACACGCATTCGACCGTCACGGTGTAAGTCGAACTGCCCGCGTAAGTGGTGCCAGGGGTAATAGAGGTCGCATCGGTCACGCCCAGGTGCTCCAGCAGGGTGGTTGCGGAACATGCCGGCAGGGCGGTCCCGGCTACCGAGTAAAGCGGCGTGATCTTATAGCCATTCGGAACAACAACCATGTCCGCTGGCCTGCCCAGCACCACACACGAGGAGCATGTGCCTGTGGCGCCCGCGCCGATCACGGTCATGTAAGTCTGCTGGACTGTCGAGCCAGGCGCGGCTTCCCAACCCAGAAAACTATTGTAAGAGCCGGTAGTGTTGGCATTCGTCGCCGATGGGCCGTACCCAGCGTTATATCCCAGCGCGGTGTTGAATCCACCGCTGGTGTTGCTGACGAGCCCGCCATACCCCACCGCGCTGTTCTGGCCCGCAGTGTTGTAGAGAAGGGCGT